TTTCTTGTATAAGAGTCCCGTCGAACAGAAGTATTAATACTATCAATGTCTTTACCATGTACTTTTGTACCCCACTTCAAGGTGTTCTTCAACCCAGGTGCAGACAGTTGTAAGTCAACACCATATGGCCTCCATGCTTTCTTTACGAGGTTTAATTCAAGCAATAGATTAGACCACTGTTTTGTAGTGATACCTTTTGCTTTTATAGTTATTATTTTTTCTTTCATAATTTTTTTCATGCCACGTTAGAGTAACCTAGCTTTCGATACACCCTAACGTGCCTAGATCATTTCTCTTAGCCTTAGCTAGCCGGCGTTCTATTGCAACCGATTGAGTACGGCGTATGGTAGAACCCTCCCGAGACCACAAAAATTAAGAACCACTTAACTTGTTTTTTCTCTAGGTGATTTAGCTTTTATATATAGGATATCAAAGGATATTTGTCAACTACTTTCTTCGATATTTTCCCATTCTTTTTTCTGATTTATTTGGGCTTTTTTTGTGTCTACCCGGTCTTTTTCTAGGCTTTGCACGGGGGGCTGTAGATATACCAAACTTAGCTTTCTTTGCCATAACCAAAATATTCGTCAACCTTAGATTGTAAAGTTGTTTTTGTTACATGTGGTATGTATGAAATCTTACCATTAATGTGTTGTTGTAAATCATCACCACAAGACATACACCTATAGAAGTCTCTTGTGATACCAACCAACATTGTTGTTTGTTCACAACTAGGACACACTCCATTAACTATCTCTGTGTGGAATTTTACGAAAAGTTTTTCTGTCATAAGCCTTCTTAGACTTTACCACACGTTGATGGTAGCGTCTATCCCTTAATTCTTTTGCGACATTATTCGAGGATAATTTTTGTAATACTTTTTTCGCCAAGGTATATCTCGGTTTCTACCTTAGACTTAAGGCATTTATATGTTATTGACTCACTATACTGACGTTCTGCTACACGTTTAGCCCGGAGACATGCAGCCATATTATCTTGTATACGGTGTTCTTTAATCTCTCCGTTCCAAAACATCAAAAGGGCTACCGCAGTTTCTATCATTTTCCGTTACCATTTTTATAATGCATATCTCTTGCTCCATCTTTTAGCTCTTCAATATCTTGTAAAACTTTTTCCATTTGTTTTGTTAAAAATTCTATATTTACTTTGTTTAATGCCATAGATTCTATGTGTTTTTCTAGTTTGTCTGTGGTCTTATATAAATCTTCGATCATCATGTATTGCTCAGAATCTGCGGGTAGTGCACCAAGTTGTCCACGTGGCCATTTTATTCTAAACTCTGTATTTTCTTCTAAATCCTTTGACATTAATTCTACTTTAGTTTTTGTAGCGTTGAGAGATTCGTGTAGACCAAAATAAGCCCAGGTCCCGATTGCGACTAGCGCTATCAAAGACACTACGGTCTTCATAGGCATCTGTACTTTTGCTTCGTCTGATATTTTAAGTGCCATAATTACTCCGGTTTTGGCAGTATATACCCTTCTGGTGGTATTTTCAATGTGCTATTATCATTGTCTAAGGTCTTAGATTCTGGATTAGCTTTGATATAATCTTCTTTTAAATCATCCCAAAGACTGCCTGTAGGCATAGTTTCTGTTTCATCTACTTGTGGTATGACACCCCTACATTTAGATACTAACAATGAAAAGTTTTCATTAAGTGCGAGACTTGGATTTCTATTTACTTTGTTACACATTTTCATCAACTCAAGTTGTTGTTTGATAGCTGCATTTTCTTTTGATGTTTTACAGTCTGTGCCTAAATATTTTCTAAATGTAAGTCTTAATTCTTGGCTGTTGCTTTCATTCCAACTGCTATCATAGTTGTCATAATCATACTGTCTACCAGAAACAGATACATCTACCTCACCACACCTAGTATTACCGTCGTTAAGATATTCGTTTCTTGCCTCTGCTGCAAACGTGCTTAATACAAACAAAAATAGAAAACTAATAATTAATTTCACGATTAAGGTCCTTGATATCATATTCCATCTGCCTCACCTTATCTGCCAAGACCTCGTATAAGTTCTCAGCCATTTCCCAAGTACCTTCAGCTCTTTCTAATTTTGCTATGATAGTATTTACGTTATCAGTTAATACTTTCATATCTCTACGAATGTTCTCTACATCCATAGTTTTAATCTCTTGTATCTCTGCTTGATTAGCATTGATAGTGTCAGTTAAGTTTACAATATACTTAACACCAGTAAATGTTCCAACTAGCACTGACGCTACCACCGGTACCATTACAATATTTTTTTTTAACAAGTCTACTATGTTCATTTTTGCCAACTAAAAAGCCAATCAGTATACCACTTCCATGCCTTTTTAATTTTTTCCTTAATTTTTTTAATCATTTTTCTTTTCCTCCATTTCGTAAAAGAAATTGTCAGTGTCTTCTGTTCGCCACTGTTGTGTATCTTCCACGTTCCAATAGTTAGTTTGAACCTTCCAATCAGGTGTTTCATCTTTTACAGTAAAAGATGGTATGTCCCATATTAATCTGTTGTTAGGTTGTGCTGCGTAGTTGCCATCATTTAATGCAAGTACGTGTGCGCACTTATGTTCGTGCGGGATCTCAGAATGATCAGTATCTAGTATATTAGGCTCTGGATGTGCAAAGTCAACAGTAAATAAATAACGACCCCAATGCCATTTTTTATCTTTACCAATATATTTACCTGATTGTGATTCTAAGATATCCCAATTAGTAACAGCAGGATAGTAACTAAAAGAATTCCAAAGCTGAAGCTCATCAAGTCTACGTTTAGGAACATCCTCAACTTTAAATCCACGTTGTATAAATGCTGTAATAGGTAGTCTATAAAAGACTGCACCATTTTCCATAATCGCATGAAACAATAACGCACGACCCGTGATGCAAGTGACACCAAATATGATACAATCTTCGACTTCCCCATGATGTTTTTTAAGATCGTAAAGATACTCTCTCCTTATCTGTGCATACTCTACAGGAATGTTTGCATTTAAATAAGCCATACTCTAACCTCATTTTATTGTACCCCAATTTGGTCCTGATTCATAGTCCACTTTGTTTGGTACCTCTAATTCTACAGCAGACTCCATAATATTTTTTATCTTATCTGCATTGTTATCTACAGATATATCAAGTTCATCATGCACTTGTATATGTGGTGTGATGCCTTCTCTGTGTAACTGTATCATGGCTTTCTTTGTCATGTCAGCTGCACTACCTTGTATCAATCTATTCAATGCCTTGTATGTAAAAGCTCGTTTAATTCCTGGTCCGTGTTCCTGGAGCGCTGCATCATGAGACAAGGGCTTGTGTATACCAAACTGGTTTGGTTCCCATAAATGAAACCTACACAATCTACCAAGAAGAGTTCTAACTTGTCCTCGCATTTGTGCACGTTGCATTACATTGTCCATCAATTGTTTTACAAACGGTACACGTGAGTGATACTGTTTAAATAACATCTCAGCTTTTTCTTTTGATACACCTAGTTCTGCTTGTAGTTTATTTTTACCCATACCATAAAACAGACCAAGGTTTATTGTCTTGGCCTGTTCTCTTGGTATCTCTGCCATCTCAGCGACGATCTGGTGAAAGTCTGCATTACCATCTTGGTATGCATCCAATACCTCGTCCACTCCATAGAGATTCTGTAACGCTGCATAATGCACAACTAAACGTGGTTCTTGTTGTGAATAATCAAATACACCCCACTTACAACCATCTTCTGGTATAAACAATGACCTGATCAGTGGTCCAAGTTCCTTGTTACGTGCAGGTATTTGTTGTAGGTTCGGGTTACTGTAACTAAATCTACCAGTTACTGTGCCACCTCTATCTGATCTAAGTTGGTTTATTTCAGCATGTATTCGTCCTTTATGTTCGTGTTTTAATATGGTATCAATAAATGTTGTGTGAGCTTTATTTATTTCTCTAGCTCTAGCAATTAATTTAACCATTGGGTTACGATGGTTTTGTAAAAAGTTTTTAGTAAAAGATGGAGAATTTGTTTTTTCAGTTCGGTCAAAAGGTAGGCCAAGTTTTTGAAAGACTTGCGCAATGGAACGTGCAGCCCATATTTGAGTATCTACTCCTGTCGCTTTTTTTACTTTGTGTAAGCATTCTTTTTCTTCTTTTAGTAATTTGTCTTTTAGCTGATGAGCTGCTTCAACGTTTACTCGCACTCCTAAAAATCGCATATCTACGAGGCAAGGAAAAAGTTCAGTCTCTAGTTTAAATATAGACTCTATGTCTTGGTGGTTTATTTCTTTTCTCATCTCTTGCCATAGATCTAACGTAAGTTCAGCATCTCTTTCAGCATACTCACCCACATACATAGCAGGTAGTTTATACATCTCAGATTTAGCATCTATACCCCAAATATTAGCTGTTTCGGCCAATAGAGCCTCATTTTTGCCTTTTCCTAGGTAATCCCGACCCATAGAGCCTAAATCGTAACGAAAGCGATTCTCGTCCACGAGAGAGCCAGCAATCATGGTATCTACGATCAAACCATTAATTTTAAGTCCTGCAGCACGTATAAAACACACGTCATACATGGCGTTATGAAATATCTTTACAGAGTCATATTTTAGAATGGTTCTAAACCAGTCCAAAACTTTTTTCTTATCTAGGTTACCCCCGCCTTCGTGTGATATTGGATAGTAGCCTGACCAACCTTCTACAGCTACGGCTATACCAACTATCTCACCTTTACCAGTAATAGAGCCAGATCCCATAGTTTTAAGTTCAGAATCTTTTGTTTCTAAATCTATCGCTATCTCATCGTATTTTGATAGATCAGGAAAAGAATCTGGTGGCACCCATTCAGTCTGTGGACTGAACATAGGTTTCTGTATCATTTTGTATCCTTCATCTTTTTAATTTCTAGTTCACAATAGTGAATTATTTTTTCTAGATCTTTTATACCATCTTTCATCTTATATCTGCATGCGTATTTCACAACGCATCCTTGGAAGAATGTTAATTCATTCTTTGATATAAATTCAAATGGTTGCACTTTAAAATTTTTATAGTGCTTTGGTCCTCTTTCTTGTGGGAATATTTTATCCCAATCGTCTGGATGTGTCATAGTTTATAACCTTTATATTCTTGTTTTGGTGATATGATATGTAGATGTTCCTTGGTTCGTGTTGCACCAACATAGAACAATCTATTCTCATCGTCGGCATTCCTTTCATATGCCTTCATTGTGTTCTCACTTAAATCTGTTAACAACACAACGTTCTGTGATTCACCACCCTTTGCACCGTGTATGGTTGACAAAGTTATTCGTGGTGGTTCGTTTAGTTTTTCTCCGTTCTTTCTCATCTTTCTTAAATAATTTACATCTCGACTTGGTGCATCATCAAATGCCTCAAACCAAGGTGTATCTACTTTTAATCCATAGTCTTTCTTTAATGTGTCAATATTATAAGATCCGTCTTTCAACATACCTTTTAATTTATTTTTATCTGTATTATCTTTCATGTAGCTATAGATTCGTTCTACTTCTTTGTATGCTAGTGGTTGACCTTTACGTAAGTTCTCCCAGTCCTGCGCTGCATAGTGTAATTCTTTTTCTTTAGTTCTTTTAAATTTATTTACATAGTATCTACCATCTCTATATAAACTTTCTTCTAAATCGTTTAACATGTATTTAGTTCTAGCTAACACTAACCATTCACCGTTAGACATATCTATTTGTTCAAACTCATCGTATCTAGACAAAGACCCTTCATGCACCTTTGGTTTCCATGTCTTATCAATTCTGTTTCTAATTTTATTTATAATACCCATAGCAACATTGTGGACCTTTGCCGGTATTCTATGTGACTGTGTAAGTGGCATCATCAAACCTTTTTGTGCAATAAAAGAATCTACATCTGCACCTGCCCACCTAAATATAGCTTGGTCATCATCACCCGCAATAAAAGAATCTTCTGTCTTACTCCATATAGTCTTAGCCATATCCCACTGCATTAGTGATAGATCCTGTGCTTCATCTATAAACACAACATCAAAGTTTGGTGATTTATCTGATTTTATAAATTTTAAAATCATGTCATTAAAATCTATTAAATTATATTCTTTTTTGTATCGTTCTATTTCGTTTGCAATAATACGTAGTTTATCTCTTTCAAGGTCACTGTTGTGTTCTGCTAAATCAAACTGTTGTTCTGCTGTAATGTTTCTAAGTTTTGCTAAATTAATTATTCTTAAATACTCACTATCAGATGTAAAAATACCACCATGGTCATCTTCAAACTTAGCATAGTTTACAGGAAAACCTAGTTTTTTACCAAGATCAACGTAGTGTCTACGTTGCATCACATCTTCTTTTTTAATACCTAGCTTTCTAAAAGCTAGTGAGTGTAGTGTTCTAAAATATGGTAGGTCGTCTTCTGTAAGATTAAATTTTTTTATAGCTCTGTCTCTTGCTTCGTATGCAGCTTTCTGTGTGAAAGCAAAGTATCCAACTTTATCAGGATCTGTTTGTTTTAAATAGTCATCCACTTTATTTAACAAAGTTGTGGTCTTGCCCGTGCCTGGTGGTCCTAATACAATTGTTTTCATTAATACGGATCCTCTTCTTTTAATTGTTTTTGTTTATATTCATCTTGTTTCTTGTCAAACTCTTTTACAACAAATACAGATAGTTTCTCTTTTCCTAATCTTTTGTCCTCACATCCACATTTTTCTTTCAACATTTGTCCAGTCCTTTGATAGCCTACATCCCATCTACGTCTAATTAAAAATTGATGGTAGAACCTATCAAATACAAAGTGATGACTGCCATCTGAAGTCCACACACCACCTTTTTTTAAATCATTTTTATCTGTAGATACCTGTCTGTTTAGACAAAACTCTTCTAAATGATTTTGTAACTGATCTTCTGTACGCATACCTTGTGCAGGTTCTGTAACCTCTGCATTGTTTAATAATAAATTTGTTATCAACACCCAATCTTTTTCTTTTAGTGTTGGTGGTCTAAATCTTAATTGTTTCATACATGCCTCTTGAAATAAACTTTGTTGTCTTAAGTATTTTACATTTTCTAAGTATAATCTTTCTCCGTCTACGTTAAGGTAGTAGTAAGGGTCCTCCAAGTCTATTACCTGGAGGTCGGTTAGCCCAGGAAACATTATGTCCTGGCCTATGCCATACTTTCTAGTTCGACATAAAGTTTTATCACACATACTACACATAGGTTGATCATTACATTTATATCCCCATTCTTTTTTATCATGTTGGTTTACAATTATCTGCACTTCTGTATCTGACAATGGTTTCTCCATTGCAGTTGCATTAAATAATATTACTTTTGATTTCCACTCACTTGGCCATTTTTGTTTTGCATACACACCATAATGAAACAAGGCATTGTTCCTACCACCCTCACCAATTTTATTCATGGCTAATACCTCTATACAAGGTGGTCCATCATCATATTCTGACTCAGGTCTTACAACCACTATACTTTCTACATCTAAAACTTTGTTTTTTTCATAAAGTTCATAAAAATCTTTTAGTGTAGCAACTCCACCCTGTTTATCAAAGGCATATCTTGTTGTATCGTCACCAGAAAAGTATGGTAAATTTAAAAAATTTCCTGTATCATCTTTCGATTTTAATTCTGTTTGTTTTGGAAAAACTTCTGATCCACCATAACCCAACACAGCTTTTATTTCTGTAAGTTTATCTTGCATAGATTTTGCTGACACATAATCTGATGTAAATAAAAATACGTGTGCGCCACCAGATTTAGATCTAAATACTATTAGTGGTAATTTTAATTTATTTATTTTTTGAATTAATTGTTTGTGGTCAAATCCTGCATAAGAGTCTATATCTATACAACCCCATTTACATTTATTATCATCATTTATAGGTATAACACCTAAACTTTCTGTGCCTTGTAAATGTTTTAACCATAACTCGTCTGTGATCGGTTCTCTTTTTACAAAAGACTTACCTTTTATTTTGTTACCATCACCGTTTGATTCGCCAACTTTTGTGACACCATGAGCACGATCTAGTCCTTCAAATATGCTTTTAAATACTCTTATATTTTCCATAATAAAAACTGGGCGTCTCCACTCTCGCTTTGACGCCCAGTACCTAGGATATGTTTAGTATGGTTGTGCTTGTGAATTGGTTTCAGCTTCACCATGCTTCGCCTGTACCTCACCTTTACCTACACGCTCTGCAAAGCCTTTTGCTATATCATAGACCGCTCTGTCTTCAATAGGTCCGACTTTACTTACGTCCCATCCAAACCATGATCCTTTGTCATTAGACATCGGCACGGTTTTTAGACTGTAAATGTGGCTGTATGTTGGCGGAGTGAAGAGTCCATTCTTACCCTGCATTTTGATACCCATCATCATTGAGTTCCATTTTCTACTCACTTTTAATTGAGTAGCTTTCATAGAAATCAAAGCTGTTTGGGGACTACTACCCATTAGAATCACAAAGTGATCCGCAGTGTTTTCAAGATAGTTACCGTTTGGTAGTCTATCTTTATAGTCTTTCCCCCTAGTGGTTTGACTAATTATATCACTGTCTGCCTCGTGGATAGCAACAGGTGCACCAGTGCTGGTACCTCTGTCTTGCCATTCAATGTATTTTCTTTTGTAAAAGACTGGCAATACATTGATTTGATCATACAGTTCGTTAGAAACTGTATTGATTATTTTGCCGGGTTCTGCGCCCTCGACATATTTACCATCACGCTTATTAACTTCAGGTGATAGTTGTCCCAAAACTTTTAGGAAAGGTAACGCAAGATCTTCTTGCGTCATGTTTTGAGAACCTTTGTCTGCATCAGCTTCAAATATATTGACTGCCAATGCTCCTTCTTTTTTACTTGCTACTTGGTTCATGTTTATTTACTCCTCTTTATAGTAGTTTTATTTTCGGTAAAGACACCGAAAATTTCCGTTGGCATTTCTTTGCCTGATTCTAAACGCTCACGGACTAGCGCTTTCAGAGTCATGGGTTCTACCTTCATCTTTTGTGTCGGTTGGAACCCACTACTCTTCGCAAGTTCGGCATAATCAGCCGCCTTGTTATCTTCGTTGCGACCAAAGGATACGGATATCTCGTTTTTGATTATATCCCCTAGTCCATTCTCACGAAGCCAGTTAAATGCCATCTCTTTGTTTGCCTCACTTATGTGAGCTTTGTAAGAGGTGGACACTTTTAATTTTGTATTATCTTTTAATGTTAGTTCTGAAAAACCCATCTCAGTCATCATGGTTGGTATTACCTCACCTGATATATGGTCTCTTTTATTTTTCATCATTTTAAGATCAGCTTCTATATCTGCAATGCGATCATTACATAATTCTAATCTTTCAACCTGATCGGCTAGTGACTGAATGTTATCAGTCTTCTTCATCAAGTCCTGTTGATCTGCCTCAAAGTTTATTCCTGTTGTAGTTCCTGCTACTCCTGAAAACGATTCATTAGTTCCAGTTTTATCTGCAGTAAAAACTATTTTTTGTTTAATTGACATCAATTTCTCCTTTCTCATATAGATTGATTTCAATAGGATAATATTTTCTTTCTTGTTTATCCCATTTTAGTAAATTAAATTTACCATTGGTTATGTCAGAAACAATCGAACACGCTACACCTATAATAGCTGGATCACCAGTCAATAACAAATAGTCATCCGGCTTATACTCCCTAAGACCTTGTCTTAATTTGTAAACTAGAGGACCTGGAGAGAAAATGATTTGGCTAAACTCTGGTAAAAGAAATTTAAATTTACCATAGTGCGAAGCACCCATGATATTAATCTTGGGGTTACCTGCTTTCGTCCCAGCTATCTCCTGTATAACGTAAACTATTCTTTCTGACATACTTGACAATATAGCAATCCTATATTATATGTCAAGGTAGAAAGTATAAAAATTTATGAATTATAAATTTAAATTAAAACCATATAAGCATCAGTTAACTGCTTTGGAAAAGTCTTGGAATAAAGAGACTTACGCATATTTTATGGAGATGGGTACAGGTAAAACAAAAGTATTAATAGATAATATGTCTATGCTTTACGACAAAGGTAAAATAGACAGTGCCTTAATTATTGCACCAAAAGGTGTTGTTAAAACCTGGTATGAACAAGAGCTGCCAACACATCTACCTGATCACATAGAAAATGTGACAGTATTATGGCAATCAAATATTAATAAAAAACAACAAGAAAAACTAGAAAGTTTGTTTGAAATAGAGACTGCTCTGCATATTTTAATTATGAATGTAGAAGCTTTGTCCACAGAAAAAGGTGTTAAGTTTGCACAAAAATTTATGAATTCTCATAAAACATTAATGGCCATAGATGAATCTACAACTATTAAAACACCAACAGCTAAACGAACAAAAAATATTATAGATTTAGGTGAGATGGCTAAGTATAGACGTATTATGACAGGGTCTCCTGTTACCAAAAATCCATTAGATTTATTTACACAATGTTATTTTTTAGATCCATACTTATTGGACTTTGCATCATACTATGCTTTTAGAAATAGGTATGCAATTATGAAAACAATGAACGTTAGAGGTAGGTCTATACAAATAGTTCACAAATTTCAAAATCTTAACGAGCTATCAGACCTTGTTAAAAAATTTTCATACAGAGTATTGAAAGAAGATTGTTTAGATTTACCACCAAAAAATTTTATTAAAAGACATATAACTCTTACACCAGATCAATTTAAAGTTTATCAACAAATGAAAAAAGAGGCTATATCAACTTTAAATGGTAAAGTGTCGTCTACAATGACAGTGCTTACACAACTAATGAGATTACATCAAATAACCTGTGGACATTTTACTGCGGATGATGGCACTACTCAATTATTACCAAACAATAGAATTACAGAATTAATGAACATATTAGAAGAGACAGAAGGCAAAGCAATTATATGGGCTAATTATCAAAGAGATATCACTCAAATAATAGAACACATTACAAAACAATATGGTCAAGGGTCCGTGGTTGATTATTATGGATTAACACCACAAGATGAAAGACAAGATAATATTCGTAAGTTTCAAAACGGCGATGAGTGTAGGTTTTTGGTAGGTACACCACAAACAGGTGGGTATGGTATTACACTTACAAAAGCAAATACAGTTATTTATTATTCTAATGGTTATGATTTAGAAAAAAGATTACAATCAGAAGATAGAGCACACCGTATTGGTCAAAAGAAAAATGTAACTTACATAGATATTATATGTGAAGACACAGTTGATGAAAAAATTGTAAAAGCTTTACGAGATAAAATTAACATAGCATCTGAAGTATTAGGTGAAGAATTAAAAGCTTGGATCTAAACTAAATTTCTAGCGGTTCCAATCACAGGTTTATATTTTGTTTTACCTTCTGATTTATATGCATGCATGTATTGTGCACGTCTACCTTCAGGTATCCAACTACAGTGAATCCACCCGCTGTTAGGTTCACCAGGAGTGTAGAACTCAAGGATAAGTTGATCTGGTTCGAGGTTCTTATAAATCCAATCTGCTAATTCTGCGTTATCAACACCAGGACATTCGAAGTCTGCGGCCTCAGCTTTGGCGTGCTGTGAATTTGCAGAGCTGCCTATTGCAAGACATAAATCTACACTACGAAATCCGCTGGTAATCTTAACCCTGCCAAAATGGTCACGTACCGGCTGGAGAATATTTTCACATAGTGCTTTTAATTTTTCTACTTGTTCAGCGTTAGGGTTATTATTAATGTCTCTACGTATTGCAGTGTCGCTTTTGGTAAGCTCTGAAAGAGTGAAATTCCGTGTAAGATTCATATTATTTCATGTAATTCATAAGTAAAGCTAGGATCATAGAACCCATGCCAGCTACGATCATGTATTCTATTCTTCTAATACGTTCTTTCATTTCTTTTATTTGTTCGAACGTTTGCTTTTGCATTATTCTGCAAAGCTTTTCGTGTGCCTCTATTTTTTGTAAAGCAGACCTTTTCATTATGTTCTCCCCGCAATAACTTTTTCTTCAGGAGATAGTAATGCTTCCTCTGTTCGTGTCAAGTTAGTAATAGGGTTTTTTTGTTGCGTTACTGGAGGTATATTTGGCATTGGTGAAACAGGCATAGACGCTGTCGGTAGTGTAAATGTTGCACCTCTTTCTACCTCTAAATTAACATTAGGAAAAATATCATCTAAAGTTAATTTACTTAATCTTCTAATTATTCTATTTATTTCTCTAAGAGTAGTTCTATCAACTGGATTGTCATAATTGTTCTCTTCTGCGTTTCTTAAAAACGCCTCTATCTGACCTCTAGCTAAACCAAATGGTTTAAATTTATTTTTTTTAATCAAACCATAGTCTGCATCTAAACCTCTTCTATCAAATATAGTTGCAATTTCTTTATCAGAAAAACCTAAATCCTCCATAGCTTGAATATCTTTTTTCATGTCTTTCATAGCTTCAAAGAAAGTTGAATTTCCTTTTATAATACCATCTATAATTTCTTGTGGTTTTCTATTTCCCTCTGGTCTTGGTATGAAAGCCCTACTTTTTCTTAATCTTCCATTATAGTCTGTTATTTTATAGTTCATAGATTTTGGTATATCCATTTTTATATTTCTAAAACCAAAAAATCCTGCTGCCTCACCTGCAAAACTTAAATCTCTTCCTGTATCAGGATCTTCACCATATATAGCTGCTTGTCCTAATCTTTTTAATTGTTGAAAAGATAATGGTGCAAGTGCGTCAGCTAAATGTTTTAATCCACCAAACATTTTGTTTCCTTCAAAATCTTCAGGGTTCCAAAGTTGTTTTCCTTCTTTAGTTCTACCGGCTCTTATAAATAAGTCAGATATAGCTTGTGTCCATATGGACTCACTAATAAAAGGTTCCACAATTCTTCCAACACCTTTTCCAACACCATCCACTAAACCCTTCATTAATGGTTCTTCATCGAGACCTTCAACATTTGCAATTACAGATTGCACAGGATTAATTACAGTATCGTAGGCAAAACCATGACTAAAATCTGTGTAGTATAAATTACCTTCTTTGTCTTTATTAGGCACAATTGTAGATTCTCTTGACCACTCTGGTAAAAATCTTCTCATACCGGATAGTTCATCTCTTGTAATACCATATAAACCTCTAAAACCCTCTACAACTGTTGGTGGTATAATACTTACTGCTGTTCCAAAACCTATTAATCTTCTTGCACCAATACTTCTCAACGCTGGATCCTTTAATTCTCTAATACCTTGTTGAGTTATATTCATGGATGTTCTAATTATTTCTGCAGGAAACGATACAAAGTTACCAAGAGGAGATCTACGCAAACCTTTTACAAAATCTGATACATACGCATAGTTTGGAACTGTGTTTCTAACAATACTAGCTGCTCTTTTTGCAAGTTCTAAATCAGGAATAGCTCCTTTATACGCATTTTTTAAATTATCAAACTCTGCAAGATAATTATATATCTTATAAAAATCATCCTCTGCAACGTATAAGTCTTGTGCTCCTCTAAAAACTTTATTCATTCTTCTACCTAATTTTCCAAAAACTCTATTAATAACATCGCCTCCTTTTGATATATCTTTTAATAGTCCTTGCACGTCTTGAAAGGTAGAGCTAGAATTTACAACACCTTCATCTAATAAAAATTGATAAAAAGCCTGATCCTCTGGTAAATTTCTATACAATAATTGTGGTTGTATTGTATTAAAAGATTTTTTAAAATTTTGTAAAACAAAGGCAGGATTTTTAAATAAATTACCAGTGCCTAAACTAAACGCAACGGCACTTGTAAAGTTACGCATGTGTGTAAATGGCCCTAAAACTGTTTTTGCAACTTGAGCAACTCCTTTTGGCATTGCTATGAGATATCTGTATATACCCTCTTTCATTAAATTATCAAAAGGCATAGACTCTGCAAACTTAATCGCTTCCTCAAACTCTGATGATGTAAATTTACCATTCATTGGATTTGTATATATTTCTTCTCCTAGTGGTGATTTAATTTGCATGCCTCTTCTTCCCATTGTATACCCAGGTCTATTTGGTAAATTTAATTGTGCTTTAGTTGGACTATCAAAAACAATCTTACCGCTTTGAACTATTGTATTATAAAATTTATCTCTAGCTGTAACAGTTGCCATAGCTTGCATATTGTTAACTATGGTTCGTCTTGCATCTTTTATTTCACCAAATAATTCTCTAAATGCTTTTAAATCTTGTTGTCCTGTAATTAAATCTCTTTTATCAAATTTATTTGTAGATATGGCTTTTGCTATATTTACTTCTTGAACAACACCATCATACAAAGCACTTTTACTTTCAAATTTAAACACCGGTGCTTTTGTTACTGGGTCCATTTTTACATTTTGAAGAACCCTATCAACATCTAATAAAGCATCTGTTTTTCCATAATTTTTAACTTTATTTGCTTTAGCATAATTTTGAAATATCTGTGCAACAGCTTGTCTTTTTTCATCTGTTGGAACATAGTTTGTTGATTTAAATAATTTATTATTTTCAAATATTTTATAGTCATTAGATAATGTAGATTTTAATCTTTGACTAAAAAAATCTGTTAATTCATTTTTATTTTGTGTAGTAAGATTACCACCTTGTAGTAAATCTGTTTGCATTCTATTAAAAGCTTTTTTAGAATTTATTAAACTACTGACTAGTTCATCTTGTTGTTTTTTACCAACTTTAATATTATTAAGAGATTTTCTAAAATCCTGTATTTTATTTTTTTTAAAACCTGTAAATCTAAACTCGTTATTTATAATTTTATCATCTGCTGTTTTTAATAAGTCATCCATCTGTGTTAGTATAGCGTCTTTATTTTTTATTCTCTCTGCTGCGGGCATAGATTTATCAAATATAGTTTTAAAAGATTCATCTATGTCTTTCACTAAATCTTTTGCAACTATTGCTGCAGCTCCTTCTTGTCCTTCAACTCTCATTCCTGCTTCAAATAACTCTTGAGACTTTTTACTTCTAGGTCTAAATGGTGCTGCTATATATTTATCAACAAGTCTTTCAAATCTAGAATTACTATATGCTAATTCTTTACCTTTTTTACCCACAATACCTGCTACCTTACCTGCACCATACGCAAAAGGAGCTATTGCAACACCCTCTATTAAAAATTTTCCTCTATTTTGTAACCTACGTAACGCCTCGTCTTCGGTATCATTTTTTTGATCTCTGTCTAAATCTGTACCTATATTAAAAGAGTCACCAAAAGTTCCTATATCTTCTACATCATATATTAGTGAGGCCCCTACCGCACCACCTGTTGTAGTTGCAGCGAATCTACCAACACCTGCAGCTTTATTTAATTTAGCTGCTTGTTCTTTTGCTTTTTGTAAATTTTTACCCGTCTTACCTACTAATGATACTCTTTTACCTTTTTGTATAGCATTGATTGTTTTTGTTGCTATCTGTCCTGCTATTTTTGCACCTCTTGCAGCTGGTATACCAACTTGAACTAACGCCTCTGTTATTCTTCCAGCAGCTGTGTCTCTAGCTCTATCTTCTAGACCAGATAATACATCGCCCACAACACTGTCATCTATAAATTTTTCTAAGTTAGCGACTGCACTATCACTTATAGGTACATCTTCACCTCTTGCAGCATCATATACTTCTGCTGCAACCGATGCTAAACCCACTGGTATTTTAATTAATCCAGAACCAATACCTGCTGCTATAGATACTGCTAAATTAGTTTCGTTATCTTTTTCTTCTTTATAAAGTTTATTTGGATCGAATGGAGATACCATTTGTACTCCTATCTTTTAACATCTACTGGTGTAAATGGTTGTTCTGCCTCTGGTCCGTTAAATATAAAAAATTTATCTTGTTCACCTGAGTAATAAACTTTACCAGGTTCATAATCTTTTCTTTTTTCCTCTATAATTATAAGAGGTGCAGCTGCAAAATCTATTTCAGGATTATTTTCTTCTAAAGTTTTATAATCTTGCACTACTGTTACTTGATTTTTAACTATAGGTGCATCACGAATTGGGTCCATTCCAGGTTGTCTTAAAGCAATATCAACAAGGTTATCTATAGTTTCTTGTCTTTTTTCACCTGGTCTATCAGCGACACCAAACTCTTTTGTTTGTAATAATCTTCTAATACCTTCATTAACACTGCTATATAATCCAGCATCATATCCTTCTTCAGCCTGTTTCATAATTGCAGATCTAGAATCTTCATCTAGATTTTTTAACATTTGTAATTCTACATTTCGTTCAAACTCTCTTTTAGATTGTGCTTCTGCAAATTTAGCAGCTTGAAACTGTGAAAATGGTTCTTTTGCTGACTCTGCAGCTGTTGCAAATATATTGCCTCTTGGTGTTGCAGATGCAAGATTTAAACCAAACTGTGTTAAAAAACCTGGTAGTGTTCCCATGCCAAGTCCTACTCCTTGTGGATTTAAAAATCCAGCTGCTGGTTTAGGTTTTTCTGCTACTGGTGCCATTGGTCTTTGAATAAATCTTCTTGCATCAGCGCCTCCACCATTTTGGTAATTTTGTCTATCAAGTCCTGACGTAATACCAGTTCCTGTAGAACCACCCATTCTAAACATTGGTCTTTTTAATATTCTATTCATTATCTAGATCCTAAGTAAAGGCCTCCTAATGTAGTTGCAATACCAAGAGCGGACTGTAGTGGTGTTGGATTAGGTACGAACTCCTGCCTTGTTCCGCCTGGATATCCACCCATTAATCCTGTTACTTGTGCAGCGTATCTATCTAATTGTTGTTGTGGTGCAAATGCTGCTTGTCTTGATGCTTCTGTTTGTGCATCAAGTTGTGCTTGGTTCAATGATCTGTCGATTGCGCCCAATGTTCCAAGTTGTCCTATATCTGCTCTTTGTAAAGAAGGAACTAGTGATGCTAGTCCTGTTTGAAATTGTCCTAAATTTGCTTGAGCTGAACTTAAACCAAATCTATTTGCAATGTCTTGCTGTCTAGCAGCTGCTGCTTGACCAAAACCTTGTTGCAATAAACCTGCTTGTAGTAACGCTCTTTCTCTTGCTGCCCCCGTGCCCAACTCAGCGAGTTGCACCCCCGCTCGACCACTGCCGAGCACACCCAAAGCTGCTTGTTGATCTCGTACCTTTTGTTCTTGAATTTGTTGGTTACGATCAAATTCTGCTAGTGTAGTGTCAATAACTTGTTGTTGAAATGGGGACATAAATTGTCCAACATCTTGTTGAAAAGCTGTTGCTCCGGTTCCGATTCCACCTAGTGTAGTTCCAGCTGCACCAACTTGTTGTTGTGCTGCCGTTACAAATGGTGCAAAAGAACCTAATCCTGCTTGTGCTAATGTTCTTGCGTCTTGTTCTCTTTGACTTAGTCCTGCAACTTGTGGTGCAAGTCCTGCTAAACTTTGTTGTCTTGTTGTAAATGCTCTGGCTGCATCTTGTCTTGCTTTAAAACCTTCTGCTGTTTCACCTGGTTGTTGTGAAATACCTGCAATACCTGTTGCAACTGTAGGAATACCAGATTGTGCCGTGATCTGTGTTGCAAGATCTTTACCTAGTGTTTCTACAAATGGTGCGGGTAATGTTCTTTGTTCTGTAACAGCCATTATAATACTTCCTCTAATCTTTGTGATGTTTGAAACATACTTCTTGCGCCTTGTTTGCCTTGCGATTCTTCAGATACGTCACCTCCGGCCTCGAGGTTCTTCATCATGTTATACATAACTTCTGCGCCTTTGTCTACATTTCCATCGCCAGCGTTTCTAACAGCATCTGCTGTAAATACAAACTCATTCTTAGATAATCTAGCAGGTACATCATCTGCTTTCTCCATACGTCCTATAGGCACAAAACCACCCTCAGCTCTTAAATCCATCTCTTGTCCACCCATATCTAATAGTGGCATAGTCTTTTTAGCCACTGGTTCTTTAGAACCCTCAGCAAAAGCAAATCTACTACCAGCAATGCCAGGAGCTTGAAAAGCAAAAGGGTTTCTTCTAATAGCTTCTAAATTTATATTAGGTCCAACACCAGTTGATGATAGACCCTCTCCTTGTTCCTCTTCTTCTTGAAATAGTAATGGTGCTGCTGATAATGCTCCACCTAGCGCTAACATACCACCACCTGTCAGACCACTTCCTAGTGTTCCTTTTTTAAATAAAAAATTCATAAGAGGGGATTTTGCACCAAAACCACCACCTAATTTTAAAGCTAAAGCTCCTAATCCTATTTTACCAATAGGACTTTTAACTATTTTTTTAACAGCTCTTTTTGCTTTTTTAACTAACTTACCTAAAAAATATTGTTGTCTACCTGCAGCATCCATAATGCCTCCACCTATCATACCGCCATCTGCTACTTTGTAAAAATTCCTAACTTCTTCTAATGTAGCTGGATCTTTAGGATTATTGAATGGAGCAATATTTTGTAATATTTCTTCATCTGAAAGACCCATTATATTTCTTAAATTTTTTTGAGGACCAGATAACATTTTTTGTTGTTGTTTAGTTAATCCAGCCATTAAATTTCCTATATCACCAAGTTGATCTTCTTCAATTAATTGTTTTTGTTCTGGTGTTAAACTCATGTCACTTTCATTTATTCTTGGTATTAAACTCATGTCATCATCAATTGTTATTTTTGGTGTTGTTTTACTTTGTAATTGATCTAAATAACTTCTTGCAAAAGGTAAATTAGGATCTACTTGATCTAATAAAGTAGTATCATCTTCATCGGTGGTTACACCTTTAGGACTTCTCATCTTATCAAAAAAATCTGCTAAAGTTTTTGATGATTTAAATTTATTAAAAGTTCCTGGAACAGACATAATTCCTCTAGCTGCAAGACCAATAAAAGGATTAACAAATCCTAATATAGTAGCTAAAGGATTAAAACCAAATCTACCAGGTCTCCTCATATCAATTACATTTCTTCGCTCCCTAATGCCTAGATCTCTAGCTTGTTTTCTTTCTGCTGCTTGAAATATTTCTTTTTGGTTTCTTACTCTGTTTTCAAAAGCAGATTTAGTTTCTGTTGGTCCTCTACCAGAAAATCCTCTTCCTTCCATAGCCCCACCACTAGCTTCTGTATCTCCACCAGCTGCTCCAGCTCCACCAATATCACCAAAACTATCTAGTGACATAATTCCTGATGGACCCATATTAGGACCTTTATCTAATGATCCATGTATGTCTTTTTTAAGTATTAAATCTTTTTCTGCTTTTGTAATATATGCAAGTTCTGTTGGCGGTGCATCAGGACTAGATTGCCATTTTCTAGGTGCAACAACTTGTGGTTGTTTACCAAGGTAGTTATCAACACCACCCTGTACAACGGGATCTTTACTGCCTTTTTTTAACATCTGTCTTGCTTGTTGTGCTCTAGTTATTGCCATCGTACCATTCTATTTTGTTTTACTAAATAAATCAAGACTAGGCATTATGACAGTTACGTCTCTTCTAATGTCTTCAGGGGGTATATTTTTAGCTTTCCACTCAGAGTCATTTTTATACTCCTCGCCTGTCTTTTTATTTGTTATTTTTTCTATTATCTTTTCTGGTTTAAATTCTTGCATTATGTTACCTCTCTTGGCTGTATTTCTAATATAGAAGCCACAACGTGCAGCTCATTCGCGTCGCTAGCCTGTACTTTTAAAACCTCACTCTCCTCTACCACAAGAGGGTGAGTTAATAGTTCTGTTGTTGTATTTGTTGCTATAGTCTTTGATTTAAAAAGAGTAAATATATTAGAAGAAGCATCCACTAAAGTTACGTCTATATTACAACCAGATCCCGAATCATTAGCCACTAATAAAGATTTAACTAAAGATGTTTTTGCTGTAGGCACAGTGTATAGAGTTGTTAGATCAGTTGTAGTTAAATCTACTTTTTTATTTATAAAATTATTAGCCATTAGTTTATGAAAAAATTAAAAGCTTCTAATTCTTCTTTTAATTCTTGTTGATAAGTTGTGTTTAGTTTTTGAATTACACCATCTAAATCTCTAGCTTGAGCCTCTGCTACAGTGTAGTCATATTCTTGTGCAGGTCTAGTTATAATCTGTGTAATTTTTGCCATTATCTTCTTCCATCGGGTTGTGTGTCTAATTTAAAGGTTCCTAACTTCCAACTTTGTTCAGCAGCCACATTTTCTATTTTTAAAGATATGGCTCTAGCTCTAGCTCTTGTATCTACCTTAGTCGTAGATGATGTGACATCAAAAGGGCCAAGAGGTGATCCTGTTTGACTGCTATTAGAATAATTTTTTAATTGCAATGTAACTCTAGTGCTTCCTGTTTGTGATATAAAATCTGGTATAAATCTTCTTATCTTCATTATAAACTCACCATCTCCCCTAAACGTTGCAACACCTGTTTGTTGACCTTGCGCGGTTCTTTGTGCTGTGATATCAAAATCTCCTGATTCAATGTTTGATGTTACGGCAGTTATAGTACCATTCTTATTTTGATCAGTTCCAATCTCATGCTCATAGTACGCAGTTCGACCTTCAGTATTACCAACAACATCAAAAGATGTATCAGTTGAAGCATCATATTCTGTTGCGTGAGGTGTTCCAAAAACAGCGGAATCTCTCCACATAGTTCTTGCAAGTGATCCTACAGTCCATACTGGTCTTTGTGGTGACGAATCAAAATAATTATAAGTAACTTGTTTATTAATTACATCTGATGTAGCGGACGGGTAAAACCATATAACTTCACCAAAAAGATTATTTAAACCAGCGGATACCATTTGATTTCCTGATGCTAAATTTATGTCATCATAAACATGATCTTCTACCAAACACGGTAATGATTCTAATCTACCACCATATCTAAAGAAACCATTCTCTGACATCCAGTATGCAGCACCATCAACTTCTACACATGCATTTTGTCCAACTAGTCCACAGTTAGTTCCAACCTGTGCAAACGCAAAAGTAAAAGGAGATCCGACAAAACGTTGTGTAAATAATGCCGTATCTGTCCAAACGTAAATCGCATCTCTACCTCTAATAGCTCCTCTGATCTGTGATCCGTCAGCTAGTCTTTGTGTACCGGCTGTATTAGTTGCTGTAGGTGTATAAGTGTTTATATCCTCTTGATCAGAAAATCTTATAAACATATCATCTTGTGTGCCAGTGTCACCTATAGTTGTTTCTGTTCCAAAGAATACTAAGTGACGATCTGGTGTAGACACTAACATGTGTCTTGATGCTGTAGGTGCTCCTGTGATAATCGAGGCTCTTGTTTCTGTTGCATTACCTAAACTAGAGTCCCAAGAAAAAACAGCACTATCGTGTATCAAACAAATAGCTTTATCACCAAAATTATCTATAGACCACATACCTGGGTCTAAAGCTAAACCCTCCTGTGTTTGTTCATTCCACGCACCATAGTCTGTACCATTAGTAACAGTAACTCCATCACTGTGAGATGCAGCTGTAGTCCCTCTAGCACCTCGAGTTACACCCGTTAAAGTATTACCACTTATACCTGTGTATTGTATCATTTCTGTTCCAATTAAAACAAAACTAGTCCCCGTAGATGGAAACTGCACTGCGCTTGTTAAAACTATGGTTGTTGTGCTAGCATCTATTGCACCATTTAAAGTAGTTGTTACAGCTCCTGTATCTTCACCTCCATAAGAACCTAGACCCCAGCCATAACCTTTTTCTTGAACAGCTGTGCCTACAGGATAGTAATGTTGCACTCTAATACCACCTGATGTTGTTGCACCAGATCCTGATTCATTTGATGGCATTGTAATTGTTAAAGTTGTAGATGTTGGAATGGAAGTTACCATAAATTTTTTATCATCAAAATCAGATGCTCCAAAATTAGAATCAGTTATTGTAGTGAAATTATCTAATAATATAATATCGTTTTTATTAATGTTATGTGCAGTGCTAAACGTAATTGTAACAGACGCTGATCCGTTAGTTGTGCTAAATGCATTTGTAAGCGTTGTTGTAGTTTTAATTGGGTGTATATCATAAAAGACATCTCCAGAAAATGCGTATAGTATTCTATTAGTTCCAACTATAGCGTATCTTCTACCTGCGCTATTTACAAAATGATGTAATCCTCTAGCAGCTCCTGTCAATTCATTAGAATTTAATTGCCCTAATTGATTCCAACCCCCTATTTTTTCAGGAATACCATATCTAAACCTCACGTTATCACAGTTTATCCACTGACCTTCTGCTCCTGTGGGTGTAATCTGTTTGTTTATACCTGGTTGGAAACCTATCTTTTGTAACATAATACCCCATTATACCTGAGTTTTTTAAAAAATATATTACTTTTTCCAGTCTATTATTAAATGAATTCTATCAATTTGTCCATTATTGATTACAGAATGAATTTTTTCAGTGTTCTTAATTTCCCAAAGTAGACCCTCTTTTAAATTTTTTGACTCACCTCCTACGGTAAATACAACATCCTCATTGGTTATAATTGGTAGGTGGTATCTAAGTGTTTCTTTTAAAGATTTACCATGATCCTGATGTGGTTTTATTTGACATTTTGAAAGTAGTTTAACTAGTATGGCTCTTACAATATGTCCACTACCATGTTTAGCCAAAAGCTCTGATTCTATACTGCCCAAAATTTTAACAAATACACCATGGTGAGTTCCCTTATCTAATATCTCCTTATCAAAATCTTCATTATATATAATAGGTATTGTTTGAGTTTCTGAGTGTACATCAAATGTGTCTTGTTTAAAGGTATATTTTTTCCAATCTTTTTCCATAAAAAATTTAACGTAATTTTTTATGTTTTCAAAATTACTTATCTTATTAATAAAATTAAAATTTTCTGTTTTTTCCCAGACTTGATCTAAATATTTATACTCTTCATAAGTATCTCTCGGTATTATTTTATCATAATTAAAATTAATTTTTTTTATTTCACCTAATCTAATTTTATGTAAAGGAGCACCAACATGTTTATCGTCATATTCAATTCCATTTAAATTTAACTGAGTTAGTTTATCTATGTCTAATTTAAAACTTTTTTGTCCACAAAACTCACTAATCTTATCTACTATTTCTTGTGGTTTTATAACTAAGTCATCGTATTCTATTATTAATTTATCTATATCAGGATCTTGTAAAACAGTTCCCACAGATTGATAATCAAACCTTATCATTTGATTTGGATGCATTACATGTTCCATGTCTTTATATGGACCTCCCATCTTATAAAAAGAACCTAATATTTCTTTAAAAGATCTTTTTAATAAAATAAATTTTATCTTTTGTGGTTTTATATATTTTTTTATTAATTCAAGATTTCCAAGTGTTCCCCATGGAGCTCTGTCTATTATAACATCTTCTTTCCAGTGTGAATAATATCTTTCTACTATGTTATCTAAAATATTATCTATAGATATATTGTCTGGAAAATTTTTATGAAAACTACCTTTTTTAATATTATCTAAATTAAATAATATGTTAACTAAATTGCTGTGGCCTGTTAGGGCTATATTCGGATGTTGCATAAACATTGATCCGAGAAGAGTATTACCAGATCTAGGTAGTCCCCCTAAAAAAATTAATTCTTTCATATTAACAGTCTTCTCATTTCAGGTATGGGGTACTTTAAATTTTCATGATGTAAACTATAAATAAAAGATATTAACGTTAGTCTATCATCATCAGAACCATCTGTATATTTTTGTGCAGCATGCAACTGTGATGCATCAAACAATAATAATCTGTTATACATAGATTCAATTATAATTGATTCTTTATAATCAGATCTTACTCCCTCCATTCTACAAATAGAAGTACCACATTTTTTATGATCACTTAAATATATAATAGCTGTAATTAAATTTGGGTCTGTATGTTTATTACCAACATCTCTATCTTCTTTGTTTACTTTTTGAAAAAATTGAGTTGCTTTAAAAGTTATATTTTTAAAATCCATTGGATATAAAATTGATATTATTTTTGTAATAGAAGTATTAAACAAATCATAATTTATTTTATTTAATGATTCTGTTCTGACTCCAGGCCAGTTGTTGTTAGGATCTTTTTGGTAATTTAATTTTTTTGAATATTCTACAATTTTATCTGGATCATCAAAAAAATTATCAACTATCGTTGTTGGATAAATCATTGATTATAATAATTAGGTAAACCTAAAAAAGGTCTTTTATCAAATTTATATTCTTCTCCAGAAGTTTTTATATTATTGTAATGTAGAAATACTTGACCACAAACCTCTCCTTCAAAAGTTTCTCTCCAATGTTCTAACACACACCCTGAATAAATTAACATATCTCCAGGTTCTAAATTTATTTTTATCCCTGGATTGTTACTGCTAGGTGTACAACCATCTACCCCTGAAATTCCTACATTTTTATTTGGCTCTAAAAATATCGGCCAAGAATCTCCGCCTAAATTTAAAGTTGTAGATATCTCACAGCTCTCTCTATCTTTGTGTCTTTTTAATTCATCTCCTTTTTTATAAAGTCTAGCATACGAATAAGTAGGAACTAAATCTAATTCAGTTTCTTTTTTTAATACTGGTAACATTTCTTCTAGTAAAACTTCCATCGCTATGTCTGAATAATGTGAGTAGGTTTTAGGAACTTGAGGGTCATTAAACATGCCCCAGTCTTCTCTAAAAGGCGATATATATGAATTATCAAATAAATATCTTGCTACCTTTCTTTTTAAAAGAAAGTATTTAAAAATAAAATCTGATTTTTCTTTTGAGATAGCGGATTTAACCACAGTATATTTTTTATCTTTAAAACTCATATGATTCTTTTTTTCTTCCATTAAAAGCTAACGTAATTCTTGGTTCATCTGTATCACATTTTTTTACAGAATGTAAGTATTTTGAATCGAAAACAACTATTTTACCAACTTGTGGTTTTATAATTTTATTAAAGTCTTTAAAAAAAGTTCCTGGTCCATAATTCGTTAAATACAAAATACCACTTGTATCGACAAAGCGGTTAGTTAAAATAGAATCAAAATGATTGTGTTCCTCAACGTAATCATTTTTATTTAATATATTACCCCAAGCCTCGTATAAAACATATTGATTTAATAAATCTAAAACAGGTTTAAAATTTTTACTCTTTTTTACAAAGTGTTTCCAATAAGTTTTTTCTCCTCTAACATTACTCTTATAAGAGTATGATTCATCTATGTTATCTTTAATTTCTTGTATTAAAGAATTTATGTAATTCTGATCTTTTATCCAATATTCTTTTAATAACATTTTATACGTAAGGCTTTCCACAACACCAAATAACTAAACTATACCTTGTTCCTTTAGTTACAGGAGAAACTTGATGCCAATTAAAAGAAGGAAAGACTATAACTGATCCTTTATTTTTAGCCTCTTTAGCTGTTAAAATATTATTTTTAATATCTGGATTACTTAAATCAAACATTAGATTACCACCTTCGTACTCATCTCCTTCTGTTAAATTTACCGTGACAGATAGCTTTCTTATTTTACCGTTTAAATTTTGATTTTTTTTATCTGTGTATATTTTATCCCATGAGTCTTGGTGCCAACCATAATATTGATTTAATTTATATTTTGTAAACTGACAACTCTCTGCCCAATCCCATTGAAAATTCCAACCTGAATTTACGTTTGCAGTTCTTATATAAGGAAAGATTTCATCATAAACCCACTGGTCATTTATCCATGCTATGTTTGAATCTCTCTTTCTTTTTAAATCTTTCTTTTCTTCTTCTGTTAAATTTTTATATTCTTTTTTATCTGAACCTTCTATGCCTCCTGTTAAAGCTATCTGTTCTTGTTTAAGATTTCCAAGTTTTATAATATCATCACAGACTTTTTCTGGTATTGCTCTATCAAAATACCAATAATAATGTTCATAGTGCATTTTTTCTTTCTAGTTGTATTTTTTAAATACCTCTCATGTTTTTCCACGTATTTTCTTCTTGACTCCATCTCCAAGGACCTGGTTCACTTGGTACATCAACAGGTGGTTTCCATCTCCAATTTGTTTCATCCCACACCCAATTATCATGTTGTTTTGGTGGTATAAATTTATCAATTGATGAATCATAAGTATATCCTGATCCAGCATATACTTGTCTAAAATTATTATTATAAGATGTTTGTTTCCAGTAAGTATCAGGGTAAGTTCCACCTAATTCTTCTTTTATTAAAGGATCTTCAGGGGTATTGTTAGCAACCCAAGTTTCAGCTTCAGCAGATAGGTCTCCACCATTAGCATCAACATCTGAATTGTTGATTACAACAACTCTTAAAACTGTATTGTCATCTGATTTAATTTCTGCAAAGTGTGCCATAATTTAATTCTCCTACGTTGGCCATGTCCCTTCTTTTTCATATTTTACAACATCAGCCATTGACCAAACTCCTGAAGCTCCTGCTGCTTGTGCAGTTTCTTTAACTACAACAATTCCTGATCCACCTGCTCCTCCAGAATTTCCTGATGGAATTGTGCAATTAGCTCCTCCTCCACCTTGTCCAGTATTAGCACTTCCCGCAGATCCGCCTCCACCTGCTGGATATTTTCCAGATATTCCACCAGTTGAATAAGTTGTATTTGATGGGGATGCAGTTGGACTATTTACGTCTGAAGCAGTTCCTGTTCCTCCATTATTTGGATAAGCAGGTCCGTCTCCGCCTACAGCGCCAGCTCCTCCGCCACCGCCTCCAGCATAATGTGGAGCTCCGCCAGTAGTTCCACCTTGATTTCCTTCTGGTGGAGAATAACCTCCAGCGTTTCCTGTTCCCGAATTTTTTGGTGGGTTTCCTGGGTTTGATCCTCCATCTAGATTTCCTCTTCCACCTCCTGAACCTCCGTTCATGTCCGTTCCACCTGATTCTGCTCCTCCACCTTTACCACCAGCTGTTGAAGATATAGGTGTATCTGAGGCAAATGTAGAATTATTTCCTTTAGAAGCAGCACTACCTCCGGCACCGACCGTTACAGAAACTGATGATGCAGGGATTGGGTGATTTGTTAAAACTCGAAACCCGCCGGCTCCACCGCCCCCGCCGCCAGCCTCATTTGGCCCCGTCGGTCCGCCTCCACCGCCTCCTGCTACTAATAAAACCGTAGCTGATTTTTGGTTTGATTGAGCTGTGAATGTGCCATTCGAAGTGAACGCAGTTAAATTTTCTGACGTTGCTGTTGAAGGTTCTATTACTGGTCCTATAATTCCGCCGTTAGATGGCATCTATACCTCCTATTAATCTGATAATTCTTCGTAATTGATAGTGATAGTTGCGTCTGAGTTTGCGCTAGCACCAGCCTCAATGTTGTCTCCTTCTTCTAAATAAATACCTGTATTTTTATCTATAACGACTAGAGTTGCATCTGCAGGTAAGGAAATAGTGCTTGCGATAGCGATAGGTGAACCACCACTTTTAGTTATAAAAACTGAAACATCTACGGCTGATGAGCCATCAATGTTTGCGATAATAATATTGTTAACTTTAAAAACTTTATCTGACGAACTTGCATTTGCAAGAATCTCAGTTGTTAATGTTGTATTTAATGTTGCTTGAACAGATTTAGCTGTAATCGTTGATACATTTACTAGATTTGGTGCTGCCATAATTTATTCTCCTGTGTTCTTTTAACCGAAAACTAATGCCATTGCAATAGCTTTTCCTGTTGTTGCTAATCCGCTACCATTTGCTTGGACTTGACCTGTCCCTTTTGGCACTAAATTAATGTTTATATTACTATCTCCTCCTGAAGCCGTAAATGATGGTGCATTTCCAGTAGCTGCGTTAGCGTAAGTTAATTCATTAACTGCTGAACTTGTTGCTGTTAATAAAAATAACTCATTGCCATTTGTATCTAAAATTGAAGTTCCAATTTTAGGAGAAGTCAGTGTTTTATTTGTAAGTGTTTGTGTTCCTGTTAAAGTTACGTCCCCAGCAGGTAATGTATCAATATCAGGATTAGTTCCGTCATTTGCAGTTGCAAATACTAGGGCATCACCTTTATTATCTGCTGCAAAAGTAAATGAGTCTCCTGAACCACTTGCATATTTAAATTGAACTGTATGTGATCCAGATGTTGAATTTCTTAAAAAGTAAAAAGTTTGAACATCTAAAGGTATTGTTACAATTTGATTACCTGAAATTGTACCTGTAAACTCAATCATTCTATGTGCAAGTTCTGCACCAGTTGACCCATCAGAAACTGCTAATGCGGTTGTTTGAGCTCCACCTGCTATTGATTTAGCAATGTACCCACCAGATATTTGTTCAATAATTTGTAAATTAGTATTAGTTTTTGTACCCCATGTACCGGCGTTTTCACCAGTTGCTTGAAGTTCGACTCCTAGTCCTGTAAATGTTGATGCCATAAATTATCTCCTATGCAGCGTCACTATAACTTGTATTTGATCCAGTTGCAACATCTGTATACGAAGAATTTGACCCTGTGTCAACCGCTTGATATGCTTGAATTCCAAAGCCTGTAGCTGTGCCAAAACCTGCTACAGAGGATGTCATTGATTGACCTGTTAATCCCATTACATCAGCAGGAGTAATAGCTCCAACACTACCAGTTGCTGATACCCCTGTTAATCCCATTACATCAGCAGGAGTAATAGCTCCAACACTAGATGTTGCAGAAACTCCTGTTAAATCTACGACAGGACTTCCCGTTGTAACGAGTGATCCAACGCTAGAGGTTGCTGCTTGACCTGTTAATCCCATTACATCAGCAGGAGATATTGATCCAACGCTAGATGTCATTGATTGACCTGTTAATCCCATTACATCAGCGGGAGAAATAGATCCAACGCTAGAGGTTGCAGAGATACCTGTTAATGATAATGCTACATCACCAATTATGGTAGGAGATCCAACACTAGAGGTTGCTGCTTGACCTGTAAGTCCCATAACATCAGCAGGTGTAATTGATCCAACACTAGATGTTATAGATTGACCATCAAGTAAAATTGTTCCTTGAATACCCCACGCATTATCATTCCAAGCTTGTCTGCCCCAACCTGAATTTATTTCTGAACTTATGGTAACAGAACCTATAGAAAAACTTGCAGATACTCCTGATAAGGTTACATCTAAACTACTTTCTCCCCAGTTTTCATCACCCCAACTATCAGAACCCCAACCTTTTTCAGGAAAGGCATCCACTGTTCCTACAGAAGATGTAACTGAAACACCTGTTAAAGAAATTAAATTTACACCTGATTGCCAGGAATTAGATCCCCATGTATTTTGCCCCCAATCACTGTCCCCTATATAACTACTGCCACCCATTCCAGAGTGACTGCTACAATAATAAAAAAGAATAGATGGTGCATCAGATGCAACTGTTATTTGAGTGTATGCTCCAGAATTTCCTGGGGTTCCGTTTGTTACTACGCCAGTTGTATATTCACTGCCGCCTCCGTGTGTTCCATTTTCTGTTGTAGATAATCTTAGTGGGTGATTTTCATTAGAACTATCGGATTGATCAAATTGATAAACTCCACCTCTTGATAAGAAAACACTATCTTGTCGTACACCATTAATGAAGTATTTATTACCATCGTCAGTGCTTACGACCGTGACTGTGAATGTCGTAATAGACATAAGGAGTTCCTCCTTATGCTATTCTTATAATAGCGTTAGATGCGTCAGCTGTTGGAAATTGAATTGTAAAAGTTCCACTTGTTACAGTTTTATCACCACCAAAAGCTATTACTGCAACAGCTTTATCTGACTGCGTGTCGTTATAAATTAAAGCACCATTAGCAGTAAAAGTTGCAGAGGTAAAACTAACGTCTGCAAAATCACAAACTGCAGTATCTGAATCTAGAGTTGGAGTCACACTTGTTAAAGTGGCACCGCCTGCACTGTATGCAGATCCTGATGTATTTGAAATTTCGTTTGATGTTGAATAAGCAGTTGTTGATTTATTTAAAGTCGCTGAACTTGTAAACAAAGCTATTTTAAAAGTATTACCACTTGATGCAGTAAGATTGTGTGTGCCAACTAATATTTCTTGTTTGAAACTATTACAAATTGCCGATGTTATTGCCATAATTTATTCTCCTACGGGTTTGCTGAGGTTACCGGTATTCGAACAGTGCCATCTGTGTAGTCATCTCTTCGTCTTCTACCGACTTGCTCGTTAGCAAACTTCTGTACCTCTTGTTTATACTTATTTTCATATAGTGTCAACATGTCTATCGGACCTTTTAAAAATCCATATGCCTCTGATAGACAGCAATATAACAGCCCATTTGGAAAATTAAGACTAATATAATTGGTATCATTATTTTCTAATAATGCAGGAGCTGCATTGTAATGAACCCTAAATTTATATGTTGTGTCAGGAACTGGAGCAAATATCATTCTTCCAGATGAAGTATCTGATTCCCCTGTAGCACCACCAAACATAGCATAGTATTTTGGTTGTCCTCTTTTAGCTGATTCTGTTGAAGATATATATTCTTGAAGATACGTGACATCTTTCTTTTCTAACCAAACATTAGCACCAGTGGTAGTAGATGTTGAATCATAAACCTGTATGCCTCTAATAAAAACTGCTCCTGCAGGAGCGTTAATTGTTTCTTGACCCGCAACTAAATTACCTATTTGTTGTTTTCTATCAGCATCAATAGGCACATCTCTAAATATTCTATATTGTGCATTTAAAATAATATTTTCTAAAACAGAATCTGATAAAACGTTAGAATCTGTTTCGGTATAACTTCTTATTTGAGTTTTTAATCCTGATGCACTTAATCCAGCCATTATGCTACTATCTCCTGACAACGAGGACAAGATTTTCTAAATCTTAAATGTCCTGAACAATGTTTTAATTTTCCATCTTCCTCTACATACACAGGAGTTTCTGGTTCTGCTGGATGTAAATATAACTCTTCGTGTGGATCTACTTCATCACATTTACAAGCTTTAATATTAAATAGTTTACAAATAAAATTTTTTAATTTTTTTATCATGGTGTTATGGTAACTGGTCCTGCGGACACAGTTGGTCCTCCTCCTTCCTCTGTTACACTTGGAGTTGCCCCTAAACTAAAAGTGTATTTGTCTGTTGTTGTAACAGTTATACCAAATCCTGAAGAATTTTCATAGGTAGAAAAAGGCACTCCACCAGGACTTCCTTGTACATTTCTAAATCTTACAGTATTTCCATTTGATCTTCCGTGATTTATTTCTGTAACAGTAACTGTTCCAGATGAAGCTGTCGTAGAAAAAGGATTATTCCCTAACATAGCAGCAACAGCTGGTTCTGTTCTACCCGGTCTTACATGTCTTAAAGATATAGAATCACCGTTCATCGGTTTTGGTTCTAATTGAGGTTGTTTAGGTTCAAACTCAGATACATGCACAAACGCACCATTCCATTCTCTAACCATTTCTTTATATGGAAA